TTGCTACAGGTCGGTGTATTAGGTACGGGTGAACTGAATATTACCACCGGAGGTATAGTTAAAGCGCGTGATACACAGATAGCTCTGAATGACAAAAGTAAGGGCGACGTGCGGGTGGATGGGCAGAACTCTCTTCTTGAAACATTCAATATGAACGTAGGGACGACTGGCACAGGTACGTTAACCCTGACGAATAACGGCACGCTGAATGTCGAAGGTGGAGAAGTTTACTTAGGTGTTTTTGAGCCTGCTGTAGGAACGCTAAACATTGGTGCTGCTCACGGTGAGGTGGCGGCAGATGCCGGGTTTATTACCAATGCGACGAAAGTGGAGTTTGGTCTTGGCGAAGGCGTTTTTGTCTTTAATCATACCAATAACAGTGATGCCGGCTACCAGGTCGATATGCTGATTACGGGTGACGATAAAGACGGAAAAGTGATGCATGATGCAGGCCATACGGTGTTCAATGCAGGGAATACTTATAGCGGTAAAACGCTGGTCAATGACGGCCTCCTGACTATTGCGTCACATACGGCAGATGGGGTAACAGGCATGGGTTCGAGTGAAGTCACCATTGCAAGCCCCGGTACGCTCGACATTCTCGCATCAACGAACAGCGCAGGAGATTACACGCTGACCAATGCGCTCAAAGGCGATGGCTTGATGCGAGTGCAGCTGTCATCCTCCGACAAGATATTTGGCTTTACCCATGCAACAGGGACTGAATTCGCCGGTGTTGCCCAACTGAAAGACAGTACCTTCACTCTGGAACGCGACAACACCGCTGCGCTTACTCACGCGATGTTGCAGTCTGACAGTGAAAATACCACATCGGTAAAAGTGGGAGAGCAATCCATTGGTGGACTGGCCATGAATGGCGGTACGCTCATTTTCGATACGGATATTCCTGCTGCGACGCTTGCAGAGGGATATATCAGCGTCGATACGCTGGTTGTCGGCGCGGGTGACTACACCTGGAAAGGCCGTAACTATCAGGTAAACGGGACGGGCGACGTGCTTATCGACGTGCCTAAACCGTGGAATGATCCCATGGCGAATAACCCTCTGACGACGCTCAATTTGCTGGAACACGATGATAGCCATGTCGGCGTTCAACTGGTGAAGGCGCAAACGGTTATTGGGTCGGGTGGCTCATTAACGTTACGTGATTTACAGGGCGACGAGGTGGAAGCGGACAAAACGTTACACATTGCGCAAAACGGAACGGTGGTCGCCGAGGGTGATTATGGATTCCGCCTCACGACCGCACCAGGTGATGGTTTGTACGTTAACTATGGGCTGAAAGCGCTGAACATCCATGGAGGGCAAAAGCTGACGTTAGCCGAACATGGCGGAGCCTATGGCGCAACGGCCGATATGTCGGCAAAAATCGGTGGTGAAGGGGATCTGGCAATCAATACGGTGCGACAGGTTTCGCTTTCCAACGGTCAGAACGACTATCAGGGGGCAACCTATGTTCAGATGGGGACATTACGTACCGATGCGGATGGCGCGCTGGGCAACACCCGGGAACTGAACATCAGCAACGCGGCCATCGTCGATCTTAATGGATCGGCCCAGACGGTGGAGACATTCACCGGGCTGATGGGTTCGACTGTTTTGTTCAAAGAAGGTTCGCTGACGGTGAATAAAGGTGGGATCAGTCAGGGCGAACTGACAGGTGGCGGAAACCTGAATGTTACAGGGGGAACACTGGCTATCGAGGGGCTTAATGCACGCTACAATGCGTTAACCAGCATTAGCCCAAATGCGGAAGTCAGCCTCGACAATACGCAGGGGTTAGGCAGAGGAAATATTGCTAGTGACGGTCTGTTAACGCTAAAAAACGTGACCGGCGAACTTAACGAAGTTAGCCAACGGCGCGCACACCTTTAAGTATGCACCGGAGTGGTTAGCCAGCCGTTATGCCAGACCGTTGTCACTTTCATGAATCAGATGGAGGCCCAGGCATCGCGCGGATCATGGCGTTTTTGATGCGGCAGTTAATATGGGGTTTGGTCGTTATTAATGAGCACGACAATCATGACCGCCAACGACTGGATTCTTCCTTGGTTTATGTTGGTGCGCATAATGTTTGACTCGTTATGTTGAAAAGGCCGCTGCGAAAATAGAATCCCGCAGCGGCCTCTTTAGCATAACGTCATTATGCGCATTAGGGCGTCATTCCTCAGGGTTTTTTCTTCCAATTCCCTGTTTTTCATGGCTTTCTTTTATCATGTTAAAGTAGTGGTTTTCTGCCGCATCTACAATTTTTCCCATGCTGCGCCTTTCTGGGCCATCACGTCCGTCCAGACCTTCACCTTCTGGCCTCTCCATTTTTACAAAATTGTAGATTGTTTTTACGAGGAATCTTGCTAATTCTGCTCTTGCTACGGGGCTGTCATTCTCTGTTTCATTAAGTACTTGTATTATCTGGTCTTTGTTCATTACCTATACCTTTTAGAGTGTGTCATTTGATCTTTGCATAATGGCGTATTTTTGTTTAATCGTTTGACGTCCAGCTTATCTTAATTCCGATTTCGCAAGCTCTGCTGTTGTTCGTTTTTTCGCCGCGAAGCGGTTCGGGGTTCTGTGACACCCGAACTTTAGTACGGTTTCCCGTATTTTTTCCCTGCTCGCTTATTTTTTTTTGCTTTCTGTCTTCAGGAACTTGCGGTAGTCGTCTTCTGTGATCGTCTCTAACCCTTTGGCGATTATCCATTCGAGCATTTTGGTATCTTTAACTGGAACAGCTAGGGTTGATACCGCTCTAACGGTTTCTTTCTCTATTTTTCTCCATTGAACATCGTTTATGTGCTTTGTAGGCATGCTCTTTCCTCATTCTGCTAGCTTTGCATCATATCTCTAAATTCTTAGAAATGTTGACACTTAGTTTCTCAGGTCTTATAAAAGCACCATGAAATAATTTCTGAGAATCTAAGAAAGGGCGCTATGTTCTTCGACTGGTTAAGTATTGAACAGGATTTCGGCTTTCAACTTCCTATTCTCTCGGATGTTGCTTACCAGCGTATTCATCTTGAAAGTGGTGAGGCTAGTGCGCTTTCTCAGCCAACTTTTCAGCACCGGGGATCTTTCTGTGATGTCGTTTCTATCTCTATCCGTGGATCTGTTCTAAAAATGACGGGCAACCCCTCGCGGTGGGGGCGGCTTGATAATTTATTTGGCTTACCTACTGTTGATGCTTGCGTTATGGTTTTCAATAAGATCCTTCTTGATCTTAAATTGCCTGTTTTCACAAAATGCACTCGATTAATGCCCGGTCAGTCTAAAGAAACCGAAAAAGCCCATATGGTAACTGATGGGGCGTTAATTAAAGAGCTTCATATAACATCTAATAAATCTGTTGGCAAAGGGAATGAGGATGATTATATTTCAGGGCTTTCGACTCAACCCTATAGGAATAGTGTCCCACGGTTGCATTCAAACGGTAAATCTGTTGACTGGTTGTCTAAAAAAGGGAATGTTAATCTTATTTATCCGACTGTATATAATAAGTCACATGAGATTGAGTTACATAGTTTATTAAAAATAAAAAATAAATTCTCTGAGCAGTCAAAAGAGTTTAATTATATTGTTAGTGTGATTGATTATTGTAAGGAAAATGGAATAGTCAGATTTGAACAAAAATTGAAGTCTCGTTTTATTCAAAAGCACTCTCTAGGTTTTTGGGGGTTATCTGATTATTCTGTCTTAAATAAGTTACATTCTGATTTTCTGGCTCTTGATGAAAAGTTATCGGTGAATGCTATGGATTTTGAAACTATTAGTGAACATCTTATTACCCGTGGAATAGTTGAAACTACACGGGCAGCTAATACTACAGCTATGTATGCGATCCAATGGTTTCATGGTCATATTTTTGATTTAAGTAAAAATCAAGTGCGTATTCATCGAGCAAGACTCCGCAAGATTGGTATTGACATTGCGCAAAAATGTAATGTTTCGAAATTCTCTCCTGTTGTTGTCAAGCAAACGCGAGAGATTAAAGTTTCTGATTGTGTTATTCCATCGTGGTATGTAAAACCGTCTCATTTACGAGTTGCATAGAATATAAGGTGTTATTATGAGTAATTTACTTAATTTAGAAACTACTGTTACCGGAAAGATTAAACGCTTTAATAATAGTGGCGGTTTTTATTATACAACAATTGTTTCTCCTGCGGCTGATGCTTATAGCTTTCCGCCTGTCATTCGTATTAAATCAAAGAAACCATTAGGCCGTATTGGTGATGAAATTACAGACGTACATTGCCGTATTACTGGTTATGAACGGAGTTTCCCATACACTGATAAGCAGACAGGTGAGCAGTCTAAAGGGTATAACGTTGATATGCTGCTTGAATTATTAGAATGAGTTAAGGCGATACTTTTATGTCAGATGAGGTAATCATCAGGACAAAATATTGCAATCCGAATATGAGCTTTGGCAGCCCTGACGGATGCGATGAAGTCACTTTGAAATTACCGAAGTCAGAAGTTGTTAAATTACAGTCTTCGGTAGTTTCTCAGGATAAGCCTGTTCCCGATATTGATTATTCAGTCGCGGCGCAATTCTGGGGGCTGGCTTTTACGACAACCTTTTTCCTGTGGCTCTTTGCAAAGGGAATAGGTGAAATTCTTAAACACGTAAGAAATGCATAAAAGGAGTTTTTATGTTTGGTAAGACTAAACAGGTTTTAACCCGTATTGGTGCTTTTACTCTGGCTGTTGCTGCACCTGCTGTATTTGCTGCTGAAGGTGATGTTGTTGGTGGTAAAGGTATTGACCTTACGCCGCTGACTAACAGCGTTAATTTCGGTTCCGTCCTGACCGGAATTATGGCGGTAGCGGGTTCTCTTATTGTTCTGTATGCAGGTTCTGCGGGTGTCCGCTGGATTTTGCGTATGGTTCGTGGCGCTTAATTCATAAAGGTAAGGGGCGTAACAGCCCCTTTATATTTATGGCTCAATATCTTTTTGATTTTATGTGTTTTTTATGGGGGCTTTTATGCGCCTGGGCGGTCATTCAGGGTCTGGAAAGTTAGGTATTACTATATTGTCCTTACTGGTTTCATCCGGTGTACATGCTGATGCAGTAACAGCAGACGGATTTGGACGTGTAATTCAGCAAATGGTTGAAACCCGTGAAGCTCAGGTTGTTTCTCAATCTGCGGGGCGTGTGTTCGCAACGGGTGCCAGTTCTCTCGGTATGGGCGCGGGTATCGCTGTCGCTGCGGAGGTTATACGCGAACGTCCTGACGTTTTTGATTCAATCCGCATGTGTGGCGAGAAAGTGGGTAACCCTCAGCTTTGCACCGGAACGTCAGTTTTCGCGGCTGCTTATGGCCTTGCGAAGCATACAATTGACGATTCGATATCTACGGGTATTTCAAGTTTTGGCAGTAATATGATGGCTGCCGGACAGACAACATGGGGATTGTTGGGGCAGGCTGCGGGTGTTATTTCCGTTGCTGACCTTGCTTTAAAGCAGGGCGCAAAAGCTGTTGAATATATTACAAGTGGAATAAAACAGGATGATGGAACTTATTTACTTAATTTGTCCAATGGCGCTACTGTTACTTCTTCTGTTGCACCTTCACCTAAAAGCCCTGTTGCTGTTTATTTGCCCTCTGATGCTACTGGCTTTTCTGCGAAGAATATTCAGGATTCGATAAACCCTTATAATCAGCAGGTTAAACCTGTTCAGATTGCGCCAACCTATTACAATATTGATGCACCACCGCCGATAAGCCAGCCATTTCCGAATGATGTATATCGTGTGTCAGTAAAGGGTACTAAATATCCTTATTCGACTGATATCAGGGATGCAAAGGGCGATGCTGTACTTGTCAGTGATAATCCGGTAATGATTGCGCTTTATAAGTCGATTAATGGTTATTCTCATTCCAATGTGACTTATCATGAGGCTTCTGACGACAATAACTTACATATCAGGATGCCAAGAAATTTTAAGGTTTATTCGGTTTCCGTTAAAGACTTTCAGTATGAAAAGCCGAATCCTTATTTTGGTGGATATTCATCGATTGTAACTGTTGTTTTATCTGTTGCGACAACAACGGTTACGCTTGAAAATTCATGGGATTTATGTAAAAGCGAGAAAGTACCTGCGCCGGGCAGTACGGCTGATAATCCCAAAACGCAGTGGAAAAGTATTTGCCACCCTGAGAAGGCCGTGTATAAAACGACGAATGATGTTCAGGATGTTAAAGACCAGATATTTTTTAATACAGAATTTGATACATCAACTTTACCTCAGGTAATTAATGGCGAGGTTATTGATAATATAGATTTCAAGCCGGAAGAACAGTTAAACCCGGCTGCGCTGGTTAATCTTATTAATGGCCTTGCAGGTCAGACTGTTGTTCAGGAAGGATATCAGGGGATACCGCTTGATAAACCTTTTACGGCGGCTGAACTGACGGCTGCGGCTAATGCTGTTGGCGTAAAACTTGATAAGGGCTTGCTTTATAGTCCGGTTGTCGTTCCTCAGTCGTGGGTTAATGCCAGACCCGGTGCGGGAACGGATACAGGTGTACACCCTGGTACAGGCACAGATACCGATACTTCTGTTGATTTAGGCGAAGACCCCGGCATTAAAGCGCCGGAACTTGAAAAACCGCCTACAGGTGAGGAAATTCTAAAGCCAATTACGGAATTAATGCCGGACATTAAAAATCTGATTATTTCATCGAAGGATGTTCAGTGTCCGGTATGGTCGTTCGAACTCTGGGACAATAAATATTCCATTGATTCTCACTGCGAGCTTCTGGAAAAAATCAGGCCACTTCTGAAAGCGGTATTCCTGCTTATCTGGGGCATTATTTCGCTGCGTATCATTCTGACTGCGTGACGGAGGCGTTATGTTTGGTATTCTGGTTTCAGCCTTTAACGTGGCGCTGGGTTTTGTGCTGCGAACGGTGGTTGTCAAATTTATTCTGTTTTTTGGCCTGTACTTTGTCGTACAGGCGTTTGTTCCGGTTCTGGCGTCACTGCTGCCTAAGTCTGTTGATATTGCCGGGTTATTTTCGTCATTGCCGGACAGCGTATGGTATTTCGTGAATCTGTTTATGGTCACGGAAGGGATTAAACTGATGTTTTCAGCATTGTTAACTCGCTTTATTATTCGTCGCATTCCTTTGATTGGTTAATTTATGGCTATTTCTGCGTATGTGGGCATTCCCGGAAGCGGTAAATCTTACGAAGTGGTGGCAAGCGTCATTATTCCCGCCTGTATCGCTGGGCGTCGCATTGTCAGTAATATTTACGGCCTTGCCACGCAAAGTATTTATGATTACTGCGTTGATATTAAAAAGGCAGACAGGGAATCACTTGGTGAAATTTTACTTGTTCAGAATGAAGACGTTCAGAACGATAATTTCTTTCCCTACAAAACGGATTCAGGCATTGCGGATGATACGTTCTGCCGTCCGGGGGATTTAATCTGTATTGATGAAGCATGGCGCATATGGGAGAGCGATAAAGGAATCCCCACAAATCATCGCTCTTTCATTGCAGAACATCGTCATTTCGCTGATGAAAAGACAGGCGTGACCTGCGATTTAGTGGTTATGAATCAGTCTGTTGCCAACCTTCCGCGATTCATCAAAGACCGGGTGGAAACCACGTATCGCATGAGTAAGCATGTGGCGCTGGGGCTGCATAACCGTTACCGGGTTGACGTATTTACGGGCATCAAGCTGTTTAAGTCGAATCTGACGAACAGTTATCAGAATAAATATGACAAGGCGATATTTCCTTTATATAAATCCCATGAGAACGGGCAGGGAAGGGAGCTTGTCACTGATAAACGCCAGAATATTTTCAGTTCTAAAATGCTGTGGTTTAAAGCCGCCGGGTTACTGATTCTGGCGGTAATTGCCATTTTTTATCTGTTCTGGTTTTTCACGTCAAACGGTAGTTCAGAGCCTGAACAGCAGACAAAAGTTTTACCCGCCGGAAATAACACTGTGGTTTCAGTTCCTGCTGCGCCAGTTAAGCCCGTTGTCTCGGACAAATGGCGGCTTGCCGGACGGCTTAAACGCGATGGTCAGGCGTGGGTTGTCGTGGCTGACACGTCCGGGAGGCTGCGTATAGAGCCGGCTTCTCAGTTCAGCTTTGACGGCATGATGATGACGGGTGAAATCGACGGAGAAACGGTGACGGTTTATTCAGGGGCGATACGATGA